CTTGAAAAAAACTTTTTACTTTTTAGAATTTATCGGTAGCACGGTAGCAGTTTAGAAAAAAGAGGTAAAAATGTCATACACAGTAACATTATTTTTTGACAACATGGTAGACGAAACTCACTTTTTTAAGAAAGAGAGTGATGCTGCCAAATGCAAGGCGCAGTTAGAAAGCAAGTATCGAGGGAATCGAATGTATAAAGTTAAGCAGGAGAAATTGGAAGAATGAATAAGCAGGAATTGATTGAGAAATATAAAGAGCTGGAGAATAGTTCATTTGATATTGCAGCGATTGTAGTTTGTCAGCTAATTTTAAAAGACTTGGAACAGCTAGATGAACCAAAACCGGTCAAAGTTCAGCAGTTTGTGGCGGATTTTATCGCAGAACAGAAAAAACTGGGTCATACACTGTCCTACTCAATAGACGCAAGCATGTCTGATATAGTTGCAGAATGGTATTGGGATAATTCCGAACTCTTCGCACTAGCTTGGATTTTCGGCTACGAGGTCGAGGAAGAGAAGCGGTATACAGTAGTGACGAAAGCAACAAAACAACCGCTATATTATAATGCTATGGATAAGAAACTATTCTTCTCTATGGGCGGACTAGCTACAAAATTTACTCGCAAACAACTCAAAGAAGCGGACTTAGGCTGGGTTTTCGATTGTGAAGGAATTGAGATTGAGGAGGTGGAGTGATGGAAGATGAGCAAAATATTTTAGAGACACAATTGATTTTAGGTAAGCAAGTTTTAGAAATTGTATTGGATTTGCTAAAAGACGATTCAAAAATAGGGGTAGTTCTACCTTTAAACATAAATGACCGTGAATTTACAATTACTGTAGAAAAGGAGGTCACAGATCGTGACTAAGGGGTGTTTGTGGTTATGAAGGACGTGTATGACAAGGTGAAAGTCGGGGATGAGGTGATGTTGTGAAATTCTTGAATTTATTCGCAGGAATTGGCGGTTTTCGTTTAGGAATGGAGTCTGCCGGGCATGAATGTATAGGATTTTGTGAAATAGACAAATTCGCTAGAGCTAGTTATAAAGCTATACACGATACGAAAGGAGAAATTGAATTACATGACATCACAACAGTATCAGATGACACTATTCGAGGAATCGGAAGTGTGGACATTATCTGTGGAGGATTTCCGTGCCAAGCTTTCTCAATTGCAGGAAACAGACGAGGTTTTGAAGATACACGAGGAACTTTGTTCTTTGAAATTGCTAGGTTCGCATCTATTCTCAGACCTAAATATCTATTCCTTGAGAATGTTAAAGGATTGCTCAATCACGAAAATGGAGTTACATTCGAGACCATTATCTCAACCTTGGATGAACTGGGGTACAACGTGGAATGGCAAGTGCTTAACAGCAAGAATTTCGGAGTCCCCCAAAATCGGGAACGAGTGTTTATTATCGGACATCTTAGAAGAGAACGTACCAGAAGAATTTTTCCTCTCAGCGGAAAAAATCAGTCAACTAGTAACCAATCAGTCATGAAAATTGGGAATATAAACCCATCTGGCAACGGAATGAATGGGGAAGTCTATCAAGCTGATGGTCTAGCTCCCACGCTAACAACAAACAAGGGAGAGGGGCAAAAGATAGCTATAAATAGCTATCACGAAAACAATCATTTATCAGATGGCTTTCGAATCAGAAAGCTAACACCTAAAGAATGCTGGAGGTTACAAGGTTTTCCTGATTGGACTTTTGATAAGGCGCAGGAGGTCAACTCTAACAGTCAATTATATAAACAAGCAGGAAATAGCGTGACAGTTAATGTCATAGCAGCAATAGCAAAGGAGTTATCATGAACGCACTAGAAAAAGTCGAACAATGGTTTATCGACCGTGAAATCAAAGATCGAAAAGGTCGTTGGATTGATGGTGCTTTCGTCAAAGAGGAGGATTTGGTATGATACCGAAATTTAGAGTGTGGGTAAAAATAGGAAAACGTATGGTTTTTTCAGATGACATTCTTGCTATTGACTACGAAAACAAAGAAATAGTGACACAACAAGTCTATTTCGAGAGTGGTCTAGCAGTTGAAAGAGATATCTATTGTTATGATTTTGACGATATCGAACTCATGCAATCAACAGGACTTAAGGACAAGAACGGGAAAGAGGTCTTTGTCGGAGATATTATAAAATGTACAAGAGGATGTCTCCATGAAGTATATTTAGAAAAAGAATACGGTGGCACATTCATAGGCGGAATGCCTTCCATATATCTAAAGGGATTGCTAAATGGGTATGCGTGGACTGAAGACGAGGAAATCATCGACAATGTCTACGAAAACCCTGAACTTTTGGAGGTAACTCATGAATAAACGTCAACGCAAAAAGAAAATTTTGAACGGTCTGAACAAAGAAGAAAGATACCACAGGACGCATTGTCCTGTCTGCGATAGCGAAGCTGGTTTATTCGACAGATATTTTAATACGTACGGTTTCTGCTCTGAATATTGTGGTTATGAATACTATGGAATTTCAAGATTATAAAATAAAGGATTGAGGTTAAAATGACATTATTTGATGAAATGCAGCAATTAAGCTCAGAAAGCCACGCAAAATGGTTCGAGCGATATTTTGAGAAATATAACCTAGAACAAAAACTAAAAACTTCTGCTCAAAAAGGTTATACAGGTTATTTAATCAATGTTTGGTCAGTTAGAGACGAATATCTCAGGAATCGATTAGGAGATGAAAGAACGTTGGAAGCGTTAAGAGAATTATTAGGAGCTGGCTTTACTGTCAAATATAAGCTTTATCTATCTAAAAATATTTTCACTGGACAAGATTTCGTTTCTAACAAGAAAATTCACATTACTTGGTAAAACAAAAAAGCCAAGACACTCTCTGTCTCAGCAATAATCTCAATAATATTATTATATCACAAAGGAGACAGAGAGTGAACAAGGCTAAAGAACTATTGAAAGAGTTGCAGAATCTGGACATGGACATTCAAAGCCGTATAGATGAAATTAACGAGCTTGAGGCAGGTTTGCTCTCAAGTCCTAAGTGGTCAGATGTCAAAGTTCAAGGTGGTCAAGCTAGAAAAGTTGATGATGTCTATACTCAGCTTGTCGTGATGAAAGAGGCTATAGAACAGGATACTAAAGAGGTTATCAACAGAAAGCTCCAACTAGGTAGGATGATCAATAGGCTTAAAAATCCAAAACATAGAACTATTTTGAGAATGACTTACATCAATAAGATGTACGTTGATGACATCTGTGACAGCATGAGGGGCATAAGTTCTCCTACTTACTATCGTTTGAAGAAACAGGCAGTAAAGGAGCTTGATATTATTCTTTCAGAATTGATAGTAAATGATAGTAACTGTACAGGCATGAAGTCTAAAATCTGTTAAAATGGTAGTATCAAGAATTGAAAAGAGAGGTCTCAGAATTGGTAGATGGTTACCTGTAATGTCAGGGGGCTGTAATGGCCTTGGAGGTTCAAACCCTCCCCTCTCCTTTGAGTGTTTGTGTCCCAGAATGGGGTAGGCAACAGGCTTAGCATTCATATATCACTCATTAACTTACAAATGGTTGCGGAGCGACTGGACCTTGCATGATTGCGTAGCTAATTATATTCCGGATAAGTTATAAGCTAGAGGGTTTGATTCCCTCAGAGGTTTTAAATGACTACAAAAAATAAAAAAAGAAGTCAAAATTTAATACGCACGCAAGGTTGTAGTCGCCTTGCACTTTTAGGGCTTAGCCTAGATAATCTGTGGTAACTCAGGAAAAGGATGTTTTTAAATCTATCAAACATCCTGCCAGCAATGGTCAATCTAAGCAATGTAATCTTAACTATTTCAGTTTTGGAATAGGTGGGCGAAGTTAAAGCAGAAAGATTCCAACGGCAAGGTGCTGAGGAAATGCAAACGTGGCAGTTTGGCTGTGAAACGAGTCTATAAGAGGAAAGAGGTATTTGGTTCGAGGTGCAACAAGAGCTTAATACCATATCTTACAAAAATTGGGCGCCTCCCAAAAGTATGTAAGGTGAGTTGATTGTCCGCAAAACAATCGATAACAAGCAGGCGCTGTGCATTTTGTTCTTCAAAAGAGGATGAAACACATGGCGATGCGTGTCTGTGATAGATGAAAGATGATTTTTATATTTTAAGGCTATTCAAGATAGAAAAAAATTCGAAAAAAGCAAAAGTCATCGCCCGTCGCAAACGAAAGTGTACTTCGGCAATTAGATTGCCTGCTCAAGTCTCGCAAGGATAAGAGTAAAGTCAAAGAGTAAAGCAGCTTAGACTTTTAGCGGGGTCTTCGTTAATTGAAAAATGGCTTAGTAGTTTGTGATGTAAGAAGTGATTGGTCTAACCAATCGTGCATGAGTGATACAAGTAGGAATATTTGTGGACAAGATAATAAACTATAAGTTATCAAAAGTCACTCGTTTAAAGCAGTAGTCTCATGCTAGTTAATGGATACATGGTAGACGGATTAAGTCCTGTTTAGGGAATTGAAACGTAGGCAGGTTCGAATCCTGTCGTTCCAATTGCGATTTTAATTCGCAGAGAGAGGTCTTGAAAAGGTCGCACATCGTGTGGCTTTTTTGATTGTTTGAAAGGTGGTGATGGAAAATTGAGTGGATTGAGAATAAAACAAAAGAGATTTGCAGATGAGTACATCATCTCAGGTAATGCGACGGAAGCCTATAAGAAAGCAGGTTATCGTGTTTCTAGTGATAGAGTGGCAGGCGTTGAAGGACATAAGTTACTAAAGAATCCTAAGATTAAAAGTTATATAGATGAACAGTTGAAACAGCTTGATTCTGAAAAAATCGCAGACCAGCAAGAAGTCCTTAGTTATCTAACCTCGGTAATGCGAGGAGAGACACAAGAACAGACTTTGATAAGCATCGGAGAATTGGGTCAAACGATTACGGATATTAATGTTGGAGCAAAAGACAGAATCAAGGCAGCCGAACTATTAGGAAAACGTCATAGGCTTTGGACAGACAAAGTAGAGGCAGACGTTTCTGGGACGGTGGTGTTTGCAAATGAGTCAGACATACCAGATTAAACAAAGTGATATTGTAATCGACCTACCTAAGACAGTAGGAGCTGGATACGGACAGTTCTGGCGCTCAAGAAATCTTTATCGTGTTGTAAAAGGTTCCCGTGGTTCGAAGAAGTCCAAGACAACCGCTTTGAATTATGTTGTCCGTCTTTTGAAATATCCCTGGGCCAACTTGCTTGTTATTCGTAGATACTCGAATACCAACAAGCAATCAACTTATACGGATTTTAAATGGGCGTGTAATGTGTTGGGTGTGACTCATTTGTTTAAATTCAATGAATCTTTGCCTGAAATAACCATAAAAGCGACTGGTCAAAAAATCCTATTCCGTGGTTTGGATGATGAACTCAAAATCACATCTATCACGGTCGATGTCGGCAGTCTTTGTTGGGCATGGTTTGAGGAAGCATATCAAATTGAGACTGAAGACAAGTTCAGTACAGTAGTTGAGTCAATCCGTGGTAGCCTGGATGTACCTGATTTCTTTAAACAAATCACAGTCACATTTAACCCGTGGAATGAGAGGCACTGGATCAAACGTGTGTTCTTTGATGAAGAGACTAGCCGAGCTGATACATTCGCTACTACAACTACTTATCGATGCAATGAATGGCTGGATGAAGTCGATATCAAACGCTATGAGGATTTGTATCATACGAACCCCAGACGTGCGAGAATCGTTTGTGATGGCGAATGGGGAGTTGCTGAAGGTTTAATCTATGAGAACGTGACCGTCAAGGATTTCGATAAGGATGAATTGCTACGAGATTTAGCTAATAAGTTATGTATCGGTCTTGACTTTGGTTTTACTCATGATCCAACTGCTTTGTGTTGTTCGTTGATAAATGACACGACGAAAGAGATTTATGTCTTTGATGAGGCGTACAAGGTCGGTCTTATAACCAAAGAAGTTGCTAAGATGATAAAGGACAAAGGTTATCATCGCTCACAAATCATTGCTGATAGCGCTGAATTACGACTGATTGAGGAATTAAGGTCAGAACATGGTATAACTCGAATTAAAGAGAGTCGGAAAGGTAAGGATAGTATTATGGCAGGCGTATCCAAATTGCAAGGATACGCTATTTATGTGCATCCAGATTGTAAAAACATCATGGATGAATTTTATAGTTACTGCTACCAGCGAGATAAAGAAGGCAACTGGTTGAATAAACCAGAGGATAAAAACAACCACTTGATGGACGCTTTGCGTTACAGCCTTCAATGTATCGAAGGTGGAAAAGCAACCGTCCGCAGACGTTCTGATTATGGTCTATAGAGAGGAAAGACATGTACCAATATTTAACCTATCCACGGGATGGATATGATGAGGGTTCTTTGAAGAAAGACCTGATTTACAAATTGATAACGATACGTAACACTGAAAGCTCACATTTGAAGAAGCTTAAAAGCTACTACTTGGGTAAGCATGCTATCTTAAAACACACGAGACGCAACGTGAACGCACCCAATTACCAGACGGTAGCTAATCATGCCAAGGATATCGCAGACATGGCTACGGGCTATTTTATGGGCAATCCTATCAAGTATAACAATACTGCTGACGGTGATATCGATGAACTACTTACAGCCTTTGATGGTGCTGAGATTGACCAAGTAGATGCTCAGAATGCTTTGAACATGGCTATCTATGGTCGTGCTTACGAGTACATCTATGCTAAAGAGGGTTTGACTGAGTTGGATTCAACTAGTATTGATCCAGAAAATACCTTCATGGTCTACGATGATAGTATTGAGCGGAAGCCTTTGTTTGCGGTCTATTACTATGAAGTAAAAGACGATACGAAAGACACTACCAAGTACCAGGCTGAGGTCTTTACAGAAAATCTGCACTATCACATGGTGCTGAGAAGTACAGATTCAGGAACAACTCAGAGCGAGGAGGCAACACCTCACAACCTTGGTCAAATCCCAATTATCGAGTATCGCAACAATCACTTTGCGATTGGCGACTACGAGCAACAGATTAGCTTGATAGACGCTTATAATTCCTTGATGGGTAATCGTGTCAATGACAAGGAGCAGGCAGTAGAGTCTATCCTTGTCTTATATGGCACACAGTTAGCAGACACTCCAGAAGATGCCAAGGTAGCGATGAAGATTCTTTCTGAAGAAGGTCTTTTGGAATTGCCGGGCGATAGTGCAAGAGCCGAGTTCTTGAAGAATACGCTGGATGAAAGTGCTACAGAAATCTTGCGCACAGCTCTGAAAGAGGATATCTACACATTCAGCCATGTGCCTAACTTGACTGATGAGAACTTCGCAGGGAATACATCAGGCGTAGCCATGGAATTTAAGCTGATGAGCCTTGAAATGATTACCAAGACCAAGGAAGCGAACTATAAGCGTGGATTAAGACAACGTATTGCGATTTTTGCTCATTACTTGGGTATGAAGCAGATTGCTTTAGAGTCTCATTCAATCGTTCCACAATTCAGCCGTGGTTTGCCTAAAAACTTGCTGGAAATCTCTCAGATTGTGAACAATTTGGAAGGTAAAGTGACCAATAGGCAGCTTATTTCTCTCTTGCCGTTTGTGGAAGACCCTGATGCTGAATTGGAAGCCTTGGAAGAAGAGAAAAAGAAGAACATGGAAGACATGCCGATGTTTAACCAAGACAACACGAAACCCGAAGACGAGGTAGAGGATGAAGAATCAGGAGTATTGGGCGAAGAGGAAAGCCAATCTGATTTACCAACAGATGGACAAGGCCGAAAAGCAGGCAGACCAGTTCGATAAGGTCTATCAGGAAGCCAAGACTTACTTGGATAAGGAAGTCAATAAGATTTTCGATAAATTCCAACGTGATTATGGTCTAAGTCAGGTAGACGCTAGACAAGTCTTGAAGAACATGAAAGCCAAGAAAGACTTGAATGAACTTCGTAAGGTGCTTGAAGCAAGACCGAATGATCCAAATATCCAAAGACTACTAGCTGACTTAGACAGTCCGGCTTATTCTTTCCGTATGAAGCGTCTAGAACGTTTGAGCGATGATTTAGACCGTATGCGTGAATCTATCTATCATTCGGAGAAGACAGGCTCAGATGCCTTTTATAGCGACCTGATGAAGGATAGTTACTACAAGGCTACCTTTTGACCTACAACAGCAGACAGGACTAGCATATGGCTTTTCTGGGCTTCCTGAGAGCGAGATTAAACATCTACAGTCTTTCAGTTGGGTAGGTGACGGAAGTACGTACTCAACAAACATCTGGAAGAATACAGGGAAGCTTACATCAAGCATAAAAGATGAATTACTCATAAGCCTTATGACAGGCCGAGATACACGAGAAACTGCACAAGCAATTGCTGAGCGGTTCAATGTGGGGCAGAACGATGCAAGGCGTTTGGTTCGGACAGAATCAGCCTTTTTTCATAACCAAATGGAGCTACTCAACTATGAGGAAGCGGATATAGAGAAGTATATCTTTGTGGCCGTCTTAGACAAGCGTACATCACGCATTTGTCAGGAGCATGACAATCAGGTCTATGATAGGGATAAGGCTGTCCCTGGTGTCAATTGTCCGCCTATGCACCCTTGGTGTAGGTCTACTACTGTCGGATACGATGAGGACGCAGACTACAGCAAGTTGAAGCGCAGAGCAAGGAATCCAGAGACAGGTAAAGTTGAGTACGTGCCTGCCGATATGACTTATAAAGAGTGGTATAGCAAGTATGTTGCGAAAGATGTAAAAAATGAAATACAAGATTATAAGAAAAGTGACAAAACCGTTTCAAGATATAATACCCCAAAATTGTTTTCTGATGTTAGTAACGCATGGGATGAAATTGGGAGGGGTGGATTATCGAAAGAACAACTTGTAGACTTGCTAGAATCTGAATATGAATTAGGTAATTTTTCGAGCGATATAGCAAAATTGATAGGAGTAAGTTCTGCTTATATAGATGTTAGTAGTTTAGCTACTTCATTAGTGAGACATGGACAACAGTACTCCTTAGATGAGTTTATGTTAATAAAAGAGGCGGTTCAAAAACCTTATTTGATTCTAGATAATTCAGAGAGGGTTGAAAAATCAATTATTTCATATGTAAAAATACCTAACAAAGATAAGGTCATTATGGAAGCGGTGATGGTGCCACGAGATGAAATGCTAGTCATTCACTTTAACAAGGTGGGGATTCGTCAAGTTAAAAAGAATGAAAAAAATATGTCGACGCTTTACAAAAAGGGAAAATAATGCTATACTCTTGGTAAAGATAGAGGTTGAGAATCTGTCACCAACGCGCCACTTATAGTGGGTCGAGAAATGCAGGAGCCCCGACAGTCCTGCCTATCTTGCGCTTAGATAGTAATCTAGGCGCTTTTTTGTTGCAATAAACCACTATAAACCGCATCGAAATCTAGGCGGTTTTCTTATGCCCTAACCGTATGGAATCCCGTACGGTTTTTATATTGTCCAAACTGTACCGATGACAATAAAAGCTGTGCTGTTCCGTCGCCGGACGTAAAGCGAGACTATCGAGTGGCGACGTAATCGCTGGAGGACAATTATGTCAGAAGAAATCAATGCAACTGTATCTACTGAATCAACTGAGACTGTCGACACTCAAGAAAATGTTGATACAGTGCAGGAAGAAAAGCACGAACGAACTTTCACTCGTGCTGAAATCGGTAAGATGCTATCTGCCGAGCGCTCTAAATGGGAAGCTGAGCAAGAAGCCAAGGAAAACGAAGCTAAGAAGCTTGCTAAGATGAACGCTGATGAAAAACAGAAATATCAGTTGGATCAGCGTGAGCAAGAACTAGCTGACCGTGAAAAGGCTATTGCTCGTAAGGAATTGACCGCAGAGGCTAAAGCAATGCTAAGTGAACGTGACTTACCTGTTGAGTTAGTAAATGTAGTCGATTTGACAAACGCAGAGACGGTATCTGAATCTATCACCTCTATCCAAAAAGCATGGGAAGAGTCAGTTCAGAAGGGAGTCTCTGAACGTATGAAAGGTAGTGCACCTATCAAAAATGCACAAACAGTCCAGCAAGAAGTCACGGAAAAATGGCGTAAAGACTTCTTGTAATAAAAGAAAAGAGGAAAAATAAATGGCATTTGAAGAATTAAACACAGCAGAATCACGCAAGAAACATCTTGGGATTATTGAGGATGTACTTGCAGTAAATTCATATTCAACACCACTTGTGACATCAAGCGATGCAGTAACCTTGCAAGGTCGCTCTTTTACAGTAGCAACTGGTAACACAACAGAGTTGAAAGACTACAAACGTAACAAAGACAACGAATTTGATCACGTTGAAGTTGAAGAAAAGGTTTATACCCTTGATGAAGAAAAATACTGGGGTCGTTTCGTAGATCAATTGGACGAACGTGACTCTAATGGTCAAGTGAATATCAATTATGTTATTGCCCGTCAGGCTGCAGAAGTAGTCGCTCCATATCTTGATGAACTACGTTTTGGTGCAGCACTTGGAAACGTAAGTGACAATGTTGCCATGGGTAAAACAGCAGGAGCGAACAACGCTTATAATGCGGTTCTTGATGTGTCTGAGAAACTTGATGAGCTTGGAATTACAAAAGAACGCTTGCTCTTCGTCACTCCAAGTTTCTACAAAGCGATCAAGTCTGAAATCGTTCGTCTACCACATGGTGACGCAGATAAGAAAGTTCTTGGAAAAGGATATGTTGGTGAATTGGATGATTACACAGTCTATAAGGTTCCTTCTAAATTCCTGAAAGGTGTTAATGCCCTTGCTACTGCTCCAGGTGTTGTTACATCTCCAGTACAAGTAGATAATACTAAGTACAACGATAACATTCCAGGGCGATTTGGCGAATTGGTAGAGCAATTGCTTTACACTGGTGCATTTGTTCTTGAACACTTCAAGAAATACATCATCACAATTGCAGATTCTAAGCCTGCTGCTAAAAAATCAGCACAAGGTAAAGTTGTAAACCGTGCTAAAGCGTGGAAAACTGGAACAACTTACAAAAAAGGCGAATCAGTAACTCATGCCGATAAAGTCTATGTAGCGGTTAAGGATATTTCTAATTCAGCAACCGCACCAGACACAGATACAACTAACTGGAAAGAAAAAACTGGTAAGAAATAGGTCCGAGTTATGAAATTTAAAATCAAACAAGATTTCTATGATTGGGAATCAAATGTGAAACGACTGGCAGGAGAGGAACTTGAGATTACTGAGGAGCGCTATGCCGAGCTGGCTGACAATTTTGCCAGCAATGGTGTCGCTATCTCAGATGTTCTTGAGGAAATCCTCCCTGAACCTGAGTTTTTCGAAGAGGATTAATATGTCTATAGAGTTGCTGAAGAAAATGACAGGCGAAGAAGATACTCAGCTTCTCATGTTGCTCCAAACGAGGGCTACAAATCTTATCTTGTCAGAGACTAATCGAACATCTTTGACACCTGCTTTAAGTCTCTTAATACCTGAGGTTGCTATCGAACTCCACAACCGCTCAGGAGCGGAAGGAGAGCATTCAAGGACCGAAGGTGGTATAGCAGTAGTCTACGGAGAAAACGGCCTGTCTACGGGCCTTTTACAGCGTATACGTATGCATAGACTAGCAAGGGTGGCAGGCCATGTTTTTGAAGCAGAGTAGACTGAAACCTTATCCAATGCGACGGTTTGAAAAGACTGTCACTGAGGAAGGTGTCGCAAAAGAAGGATATGTCAAGGAAGCTGAGACAATCCGTCTTGAGTTGTGGCCAGCTAGTAGTAAACTACAGTCTGAATTGTATGGCGAGCGTGTCAATGATATTTTGAACGCAAATGCCAACAAGTCAGCTACAATCAAAGTGAAAGATGGTGTGTGTATCGATAGCCAGACAGAAGTGACTCACAGGGTTATTTCTAAAAAGGTCTACACACATCATCAAGTTTTGGAGTTAGAGCGTGTCAGGGCTACTAGGGGCAGATAGGCTCATAGCTAAATGTAGACGATTGGCTAGTAAAAAAACTGGAGAGGATATCGTCTTACGTGCGGTACACAATGCTGCTATAAAGGTTGTCCAAGCTGATGCAAGAAGACTCGCACCAGCGAGAGATGGAGAGCTTATAATTAGTATCAAAACTAGAGCAAAAATGGACGGAGATAAGGCTATAGGCGAAGTTTACACCAACCTTAAATACGCTCCTTACGTTGAGTTTGGAACAGGACCAATAGGACAAGCTAACCATTCGGGTATCTCTCCAGAGGTCAGCGTAACTTACAAGTCTAATCCTTGGTATGTGCATGAAGACCAAATCAATGTAGGACCGTACCACTTTCAAAAGATTGGGGAGTTCTACAAGATGTATGGTCAACCTGCTCAGCCTTATCTTTATCCAGCTTTGAGAGACAATCAAGAGCGTGTGTCTAAGAATATTTCGAATTATGTCCGTAGAAAGATAAGAGAACAAATATAATGATCAATATCAAGCCTGTTATTTATAAAGAATTGCAAAAGGTCGCAGATAATGTGACTGATACTTATCCTAGCGATTGGGAGAATTTCCCAGTCGTTATTTTTTTAGAAGAACAAAACAAGCCAGGTGATTGGTTTGACGACAAGGAACAAAAATCCTCTATTCGCTATAAGGTGGATATCTTTGATGATACCAGCACTAGTGAGTTAGCTGTTAAAATCAATCAGATTTTTGAGTCTTTAGGTTTGCGAAGAACCGACTGCCAAGACGTGCCAGATCCGTCTCATTTGAGACATAAGGTCATGCGCTTTGAAGGTGTCGTTGATTTAGACTCAGAGCTTGTTTTTCAATTTAGAATGGAGAATTAAACATGTTAGCAAATGGAATTAAATTGGCCTTTAGTGAAACGAAAGGCAATTATCAGAATCTTGTAGGGCTTAAGGAAGTACCTGAATTTGGTATCGAGCCCGAAAAAGTAGAAAATACTACTCTTGCAGATACGGTGAAGAAGTACGAGTTTGGTATCGGGGACGCAGGAGAACTTAAGTACAAGTTCGCTTATAATAATTCAAGCGCAACAGCTCCTTACCGTGTATTACGTAAGGCAGCAGATGGCAAGAAAAAACTCTACTTTGAACAAACCTACCCAGACGGTACTAAGGTCACTTTTGAAGGTCAAGTATCCGTTAAACTGGGCGGTGGCGGCGTTAATGCCGTTATCGAGTTCACACTTAAGATTGCATTGCAGTCTGAATTGACATTCGTTGATGGAATTGGAGGTTAATTAAATGGCGTTAAAATACACAACTTGGAAAGTTACTGACGAAAAAGAGTTGAAGCTACGTTTGACATCTCATCAAGCTGCAACTGTGGAAGAAAAAATCGGCATGAACTTGTTAAAGATTTTCATGCCTGAAGCTGGCGAAGAGTTCACTTTACCGCCTTTGAAAGTTATGCTGTTGTTAGTTCATGGAGCCTTGCAGCAGTATGAACATGGGTATTCCTTTGAAGATGTCTACGACCTATACGATGAATACGTGGATAACGGCGGAGACCAAACAACCTTCATGACAGAGGTTTTAATGCCACTCTTTGAAGTATCGGGTTTTACTCCACGAGGAAGCAAGGGCAAGAAAGCTTCCAAGAAGAAAATGACAGTAGTCGAGTAATCTTAACGGTAACGCAGATTATTGAGAGGCTTTACCCTATGTTTTTGGACATCGGGGGTAAGCCTCTTGATTTTTGGGATTTAACGGTGCTTGAAATCAGGGAAATGATTGAAAGCTACAACCGTGTCAAAATCCAAGAGCGTAAAGAGAAGATTATTGACTCATACATACTTTCGAGAATGATAACTAATCATGTTTCCTTATTACTGTCCAATGACGCTAAGATTGCTGAGCTTTGGGAATATGCGCCTGATTTGTTTGTAGAAGAGAAACAAGCGGTAGAACAAGAACGACAAAGACAAGCACTTTTGTTGCATAAGGAACGGATGCGTGATTTTGCAGAGAGACATAATCGAAAAAGGAAGGAGGAAGTAAATGGCAACTCTTGACGAATTGAAAGTCATGATTGACGCTGAGATAGCGCCTTTCAGGAAAAAGATGAAAGAAGTCGAGAATCAGGTCAAAGGAACATCTGACCAAGTGAAAAATGCCACTGCCAAAGTTCGTGAACAGTCGAATTCAATCGGTAGTACGTTTGGTAAGCTCGCTAAGTTTGCTGGTTTTGCAATCCTTGGTAAGAAATTGCTTGATGTTGGGATGTATTCAACGCAGACAGCTCTTGAAGTATCAGCGTCTATGAACCAAATTAAGCGACAGATGGGTGAGAGTTCGCAATCTTTCTTAAAATGGGTTAACGATAACGCTAATGCCATGAATATGGGTGTGGGCGAGGCTACTAACTATGGTGCAGTCTACTCAAACTTATTTTCTGGATTTATCAAAGACACCAACAAGCTAAGCGCTTATACTGCTAAGATGTTGCAGACGTCGGCAGTTGTCGCTGAAGGCTCAGGGCGCACGATTACAGACGTTATGGAGCGGATTCGCTCAGGTTTGCTAGGGAATACGGAAGCGATAGACTTTTGTCGCACCGCTTAGAAATAGGCGGATTAAGAACTTACCAAAATCGGTAAAACTCTAAATTTTAAGTAATTAAAACATGACGATACCGAGGTAAACTAAGCAATTAAAAAGGCTTAGTCACCGTAGAGCATAGGGATTGAACCTGTGCTTTTTGTTTTGTCAAAAAGTATAGAATAAAATATCCCCACGAGTGGTGAGCACCTAGACAATTCGGTTGTAGGTGAAAATATATGCCGAACTTACAAGAAATTGTAAGAAGTATGGATAAAAAGCCATGCGATAACATTATTGAGAAGATCTAGGAATCAACGTCAATGTGGCTATGATTGAGTCCACTGAAGCCTTTAAGAAGTTCGCAAACGGACAAAGCTGGCAACAATTAGACTACCAAACCCAGCAACAAATCCGCCTTATGGCTATCCTGGAACAGGCTACAGCCAAGTATGGGAATACCTTGTCTAATTCTGTAAATGGTCGTATCAGCCTGTTTAAGTCGCTTATGAAGGACGCAGCATTGAACCTTGGTAACTCTATGTTACCGATTATCAATGCCATTATGCCTGTCTTGAACTCTTTTGCTATGGTTTTGAAGAACGTGACGGCTAAACTCGCTGAGTTTATCGCTTTGATGTTCAACAAGAAAGCAACAGTGAAAGATGGTGTTGGTGGAGCAGTTGGAGACATGGGTAACGCCATGAAAGACGCTGCAGGCGGAGCAGGAGACCTTGCTGACGCAGTAGACGATGCTGGAGATTCAGCAGGAGGACTTGCTGACAATCTTGGAGACTCCGCCAAAAACGCTAAGAAAGCTGCTAAAGAGTTGCTAGGTCTTTTGGGATTTGATGAGATTAACATCTTGCAAAAACCAAAAGACGACGATGCAGGCGGTTCTGGAGGCGGTGGCAAAGGTGGTAAAGGAAAGGGAGGCGGTGGCGGACCTTTCAAAGACATCTTGCCAGAAGTCGAGTTGACCGACATGGACAACCAATTCAAGAGCATTTTCGATGGCCTTGGGGATAAGCTGAAAGGGTTGTTTGATTATCTAAAAAAACTCTGGGATTTATTTAAAAAAGGTTTTTCTCTATCCTTTAGATGGGATAGTATTGAAAGATTAAAGAATGCACTACAAGGCATTTGGAAATCTATTAAAGATATCTTTGAAGATGGTACTGTATTGCAAGCAGCTGCAAGGTTTGGAGAAAAGCTAGCTTTTGCTTTAGGACAAACGACGGGCGCTCTCGCTAACGTAATCATGGGTATTGCTGTCTTTATCGCTGAAAGTCTGAATAAATCACTTAATGAAACGAAACTAGATATCAAAGCATGGTTAATTCGTATGTTTGATATTGGTGGGGAAATCGTCGAAAGCGTCGGAAATATTGCCCAGAGTATCGGACAAATTTTCTACGATTCAATTACAAGTGAACTAGCTACAAATATGGGCGCAGGCCTATTCAGTGCTTTCACATACGCTTTTATGGGCGTGAAAGAGATAACCGCTAAATACACAAGGGATATAATCGGAGCTATTGAAGAAACTATCACCGAAAATCAGGCTGGCATAACAGAAATGTTTACGGGTCTTTTTAAAGCTGTAGATCCTATTGCTCAAGCTTTATCAAGCTCAATGAAGAAACTTTTTGAAAGTGTTAATTAAGTATACGATGAGCATATAAAACCTTTGTTTGAATCAAGTTCCGCCTTGATGTCAGATGTAGTTGGTGCTTTTGTTAATGGATGGAATGATAATATCCAACCTGTCCTTGAAAAGATAGGTCACGGTTTCGCCGATACAATCAAAAACCATATTGAACCAGCTTTAGAAAAAATAGGTGGCATGATTGGAAGTTTTGCCGACTTTTCTAAAGCGATAAATGAAGTTTTCGGCCCAGTCATTTCCTTTATTGTAGAAAAGTTAACGGTTGTACTAGCCCCTGCAATTGAATACATAAGAGAAGTTTGGCGTGTTTTATTTAACACTATCTCTGATGTGATTGGTGGTATTGCTGATATCATCAAAGGGGTATTTGATGTACTTACAGGACTTTTAACTGGAGATGGCGAAAAAATCAAAGAAGGATTTTTGAGTATATTTGGCGGATTAAAAGATATAGTAGTTAGCGTCTTTAGTGGCATTATTGATCTTGTATCTGGTGTATTGAAACTGCTTTGGGACGTTGTTGTCGCAATATTCAAAAGCATTTGGGACGCAATTGTAGCTATCTTTTCTGGTGTCAGCTCTTGGTTTGGAGAAAAGTTCCAAGGTGCATGGGATGCTATCGTTAACATCTTCAGTAATCTAGGCTCATGGTTCGGACAACGTTGGGCGGATGTGACTAGTGCTTTAGCTAATATCGGGGCATGGTTTACGAATATGTTCCAAAAAGCATGGACTGGCTTAACAAACATCTTTAGCAAACTAGGTTCATGGTTTGGCGATAGATGGAACGATGTTACAAGTGCGCTTTCTAAAGTAGCGAGCTGGTTTGGCGAGATATTCGGAAAAGCTTTTGACGCAGTAAAAGATGCTTTTAGTTCTATTGGCGACTTCTTTAAAGGCGTTTGGGATACTGTCAAAAGTATCTTCGTTAATGCTGGTCAGATGGTCGGCGAGGCAGTAGGTGGAGCGTTTAAGAGTGCGGTCAATGCGGTTCTTGGAACGATTGAAAATGTAGTCAATGGTTTCATCGGAATGATTAATGGAGTTTTAGGCGTTGTCAGAAACTTACCTGGTCTAGGATGGGTTGGTAGTGTAAGCACAGTTAGCCTCCCTCGTCTTGCCCGTGGTGGTATCGTCGATAGTCCAACAATCGCCATGATTGGTGAAGCTGGTAAAGAGGCGGTCGTACCACTTGAAAATACAGGATTTATCCAAACACTTGGACGAGTAGTCAGCAGTGCGGTAGTAAATGCCATGGCTGGTGTTAGTCCACAAGGTGGATTCTCTGGCGACGGCGACATCGTTATCCAAATCGCAGGCCATGAGTTCGGACGGGTAGCCATCCAAGAAATCAACAAGGAACATGAACGAGCAGGTCAAACCTTGCTCAAGATTTAGGAGGTTAAATGGCACAATTGACAATCAATGGGGTGGCTGTGAAGCCTCCCAAATCTTTTCAAGTCGGTATTCAAGATATCGATGGAGAGACAGGGCGTAATGCCAATGGCGATATGGTGCGTGACCGTATCACGACCAAACGAAAACTAGACTGTGAATGGGGCATGCTGACTCAGGAAGAAATGAGTCAGCTTTTAAATGCTGTTTCAGCAGTCTTTTTTGAGGTCTCATATCCTGACCCTGTTAAAGGTCAGACGACTGGGACTTTCTACGTCGGTGATAGGACAGCTCCTAGCTATAGCTTTACTGAGAAGTTTAAACCTTGGTCTGGCGCTAAATTTAATCTGGTAGAGAGGTGAGAAAATGGACGCTTTAATCAGACGACAGTTTGACAGAGCTATGTTTGCCAAGGATAGGACGCTGGCTATTCGTGTTGGTGATTATGCTTCACGAGATATCAAAGAGGCTAGTTTTGAGTATGGCTATATCAAAGGCGATACTTACAAACCCGGTGGAACGTGTGCCGGTAGCGGTAAGATTACCTTTACCAGTATCATTACCACGTTCAATAAACTGGATATACTACACCCTGAGATTGGTCTATTGGTTGGGACTACCTACCAGTGGGTTAAGATGGGGGAATACTTCATCAATGATATTGAGATTGACCGAAACCGAAACACAACCACGCTTGAACTCATGGATGGTATGTTTAAGCTCAATCGTGAGTATGTGACGGACTTACATTTTCCAGCTGAAGTACGAGAGGTTATTCAGGAAATCTGCCTGAAAACAGGCATTGAGTTAGCGAATGACTATTTCGGAATCAGCGCTATGCGTTACCATATCGAGCAAGTTCCTGAGGGCAAGAAACTTTCCTTTAGGGATATGCTGAGCGCTATGACTCAGATGATTGGGATGTCTTGTTTCTTCAACAGAGAAGGCAAGATGGAAATCCGTGATTTGACTGAGTCCAATATCACGATCAACGCTGACAGTTACTTCTTGTATGGCTTGACCAAGAGTGAGATTGAGTATCAGATATCTGGTATCACTTGTAAGACGGACAAGAAGTCTCTGACGGTCGGTATGAAGACAGGTCGGTCTTTGGAACTGGACAATGTCTTCATGACCCAGAGCGCTTTAAATGACCTGTATTACAAACTGAAAAACCTAACTTACTATCCGTATAATCTCAACTACCAAGGACATTTGTTACTTGAGGTTGGGCAGTGGGTAACCATTCAGACCAACAAGAAAGAGACTTTTAAAGTTCCCGTGTTAAGTCAGAGCTTTACCTTTAAAGGTGGTCTGAGAGGTCGTATCAGTGCAGATAGTAAGGCCGGAAACGATACCCAGTATTCTTACGAGGGTACGATTACCAAGCAGATTAAGCAACAAGATGGCATTGAAGCCAAAATCCAAGCGCAGATTGAAGCAGCAGATAAAGATTCTGACCAAAAGGTCGACAAAATCAAAAAAGACTTTAACGATCAAGTAGAACTTGCCAAAGCCAGAGCTGAAGAAGTCAAGCAAGAACTGTCTGACACTATCAATCAGCGCTTTAATAGCTTTGACAACGGGCCATTGAAAGAAACTAAGCGCAAGGCTGAGGAAGCTTTGCGAAATGCTGGCGCAAGTACCCTGCTTGCACAGGAAGTTAAGCGGATTGGACTGGATTCTGTCGCTAGACTTGGAGCGTTTAAGTCGCAGACTACGAGCGCACAAACGGCTCTGTCAGGTGACTTGGACGCTCTGAAACAGACGGTCACAAGTGAGGTCAATCAAGCTTCAGAGTACCGCAGAACGACCACAGAGGTCCTTAGTCGCATGACTGGCCAGATGGACGGATTTGCGACGAAATCTGAAGTTAGACAAGATGTGGCTGGTCTGACAGAGACATTTGCTAAACTTAAAACTGATACGAATAATTTGATTTCTGGAGCTAAAAGTGAAATCACTCTAGCAAAAACAGAATTTCAGAAAACAGCTGATGGCCTATCTGCTAAGATGTCAGCAGTTGAGCGTTACGTTAATCAAGATGGTCAGCGACAGGAAGCCCTACAGCGCTATACTCGTGAGGAGAGCGCTCGTCAAGTCAGCGCGGTTCGTGAGCAGATATCCAGAGATTATGTTGGGAAATCGGCTTATCAAGAAGATGTGAGAGGTCTAGAACGTCGATTTAGTGCGATAAGCACCCAGACGAACAATGATATAGCTAGGAAAATCGCTCAGTACAAGCAGACAGTCGATGGACAATTTGCAAGTATTACGTCTCAAATAGCTGGTAAGGCTAATCAGACTGACTTCCAGCGTGTTAAGGAAACCAGTAAACTTTACGAGCGGATTCTGGGTAATAGTAAAAACGGGATTGCAAATACGATTGCAAGAATGGCTATGACCCATCAGCTCTTTCAGGTTGAAGTATCGAAAAACGACCATCTGAAAACCGTTCAGAGGCAGCTGGCAGGTTCCTGGTCGGTTCAAAACATCAACAGTGCAGGTGATTTGATTTCGGGCATTAATCTAGGAGCCAATGGACATAACCGCTTTGTTGGGAAATTGACCCACATCACTGGCGAGACCCTGATTGACAGAGCAGTCATCAAGTCTGCCATGGTTGATAAGCTCAAAACGGCCAATTTTGAAGCTGGTTCGGTAACGACTACGATATTAGACGCTGAAGCGGTCACGGCTGATAAAGTGAGATTTGATGCTGCGTTTATTAGGAAAATGACTGCAAATGACGCTTTTATTGACCAACTGACATCTAAACGTATCTTCTCTACTAAGGTTGAGTCCGTCATTTCTAGTTCAACCTTCCTAGAAGCCTATCAAGGACGAATCGGTGGATTCACTATTGGGCGTTTTGCTCAAGGAAGAGGTCGCTGGATTTCTGGTATCAACCAATTCTCAGTTGGCATGGGGAATGGTGAAGGAGGAGGCTATAATGGCGAAAATACCGCATTTTGGGCGAACTGGGGTTACAGTTGGAACTCTCCTGGCCCCAATGCTTGGTATGTAACAACATCAGGAAATATGTATTGCCGAAACGGAGCAGATTTCCATGGGAAGGTTGACTTTTCGAATTCATCGAGAGCAAACTTTTATGGGAATACTACTTTTTCTCGTTCTCCTGTGTTTTCAAATGGTATCGAACTTGGAAGTAAAGACGTCTTTGGTGATGGTTGGAATCCCAAAGGCGGAAGGAATGCGGTTGTTTGGTGGAATCAGGTCGGTAGTGGTAGCGTGAAGTATTGGATGGAACAAAAATCAGACAGACGCCTAAAAGAGAACATCACAGATACAGCTGTGAAAGCCTTGGACAAAATCAACAGATTAAGAATGGTTGCATTTGATTTCATCGAAAGTAAGAAACATGAGGAGATTGGTCTAATAGCTCAAGAGGCTGAAACCATCGTTCCAAGAATTGTTTCACGAGATCCTGAGAATCCAGATGGCTATCTACATATAGACTATACCGCTTTAGTTCCTTACTTAATCAAGGCCATTCAAGAATTAAATCAAAAAATAGAAAAAATGGAGAAAACAATAGCATGAATAACAACATGTTGACCAATATCGCACTTAAAGCAATTCAGGAGCTTGCTCTTGAAAATAGAAAACGAACAGATAGATTGGAGAACTTAGAAAATGAACGCAGAACAGCTTAACCAAGCCTTACAAATGACAATTAGTGAAATGTCAACAACTTCAACAAATTCGATGATTACAAGTAATGTCTTGAGTATTCAGTTGGATGAGCAAAGGGAAGAGAATCAAAGACTTCAAGCACGAGTGGATGAGCTGGAAGCTCTGCTTGATGAACAAACTAAACCAGCAGACAAAGGAGAATAGACATGGCAAAAACAATTCAAAACACAGATAACTTGCTAGACCTTACAAAAATCACAGAACCATTTGATCTTGCGAGTGCTTTGCGCTACATGAAAGAAAGTGGAGAGTTCATTCGTTGCAAGAATGTAAACGATGACTTCTATATGTATCGTGATGTTCAAAAACGTCCTGTGTTCGTAAATGGCCGTCGCCAATTCAAGGATGTTGAAACCGTTTGGGCGTTCAACCAGTGGGGTGGTACAATCACAACAATCAACGTAGCCATTCTGTTGAATCAGGAATTCTATATCATGAAATTTGATGCAGAGGGCAATCCTGACTGGACGGATCCAACGGTAGAACCTAAAGAATAGGAGGTTGTATGCCAATTGAAGAAGCTGAAAAAATCGCTCAAAGTCAGGTAGCTTGGGCGATTTTGTTTATCTTGCTTTTCTTTATTATCATTCGATATCTTATCAAGACTTCGGACAAGCGAGAGAAGAAGATTATGGATTTGCACGAGCAATCAAAGGCCGACTCTAATAGACGAGAAGAGCGTTTGATGACTCATCTAGAAAAGACCACTACAGAATTAACCACAATCACTCACGCGGTCGGAGACATTCAAAAAGAAATGGTTCGCATGAACGACCGCATGGAAGAAATCGAAAAAGGAGAATAACAAATGCAACAAATTACTGAAATCATTACTAATGGAGCAATCAGCATCCTAGTCATTTTGGCAGGGGTTGTAGTTAGGGCAGTCAAGGAATACCTCGTCAAAAAAGGTGGAGAAAAGACTATCAAGATTGTTGAAATCTTGGCCAAGAACGCAGTTAATGCCGTGGAGCAGGTAGCTGCTGAAACTGGCTACAAGGGAGATGAAAAACTGGCACAGGCTCGCGCTAAAATTCGTGCTGAGCTTACAAAATACAATATTAGCATGACTGACAAAGACTTAGACACCTTCGTAGAGTCAGCAGTGAAGCAGATGAATGACGCATGGAAAGGACGATAGGGAATGGATATCGATAGAAACAGACTACGTACAGGCTTGCCACAGGTTGGGGTGCAGCCTTATCGACAAGTACATGCTCACTCAACAGGCAACCGCAACTCAACCGTACAGAATGAAGCGGATTATCACTGGCGGAAAGACCCAGAATTAGGTTTTTTCTCGCACGTTGTTGGGAACGGTCGCATCATGCAGGTAGGACCTGTGAACAACGGAAGTTGGGATGTTGGGGGCGGTTGGAATGCTGAGACCTATGCAGCGGTTGAACTGATTGAAAGCCATTCAACTAAAGAAGAGTTCATGACGGACTACCGCCTCTATATCGAATTGCTACGCAATCTAGCGGACGAAGCAGGCTTGCCGAAGACTCTTGATACAGACGACTTGGCAGGTATCAAGACGCATGAATACTGTACCAATAACCAACCAAACAACCACTCAGACCATGTGGATCCATATCCATATCTTGCAAGTTGGGGCATTAGCCGTGAACAGTTTAAGCAAGACATCGAAAACGGCTTGAGCGCTGCAACAGGCTGGCAGAAAAATGGCACTGGCTACTGGTACGTACACTCAGACGGCTCTTATCCAAAAGATAAGTTTGAGAAAATCAACGGTACCTGGTATTATTTCGATGGCTCAGGCTATATGCTTTCAGACCGCTGGAAGAAGCACACAGACGGTAATTGGTACTACTTTGACCAATCAGGCGAAATGGCCACAGGCTGGAAGAAAATCGCTGAGAAGTGGTACTATTTTGATGTAGAAGGTGCCATGAAGACAGGCTGGGTCAAGTACAAGAACACTTGGTACTACTTAGACGCTAAAGAAGGCGCCATGGTATCAAATGCTTTTATCCAGTCAGCAGACGGAACAGGCTGGTACTACCTCAAACCAGA